CCTTAGTAATTCGGATTATGACGATTCAAATACTGTTCAGGTTCTTTACTTTAATTACAAGACTTTTTCAAATGAAGTTTACAAGGTTAAGGAAACTGCTACAGGAGCAGCTAAAATAATTCCTAAAACAGATGAATTTAATCCACCTGAAGAATTATATGAGGAGTACGGGATAACTAAGTTGTCTAAATCCTTAGAAGTTGTTTATGAGGGAGTAAAAGTTTTAGGCGGGGAAATGCTTAAATGGGAATTAGCAAAGAATATGATTCGACCTAAAAGTGATTACACTAAGGTTAAGATGAATTATAGCATCGTAGCACCTAGGATGTATAGAGGCAGAATAGAATCAATAGTAAGCCGTATAACTGGTTTTGCGGATATGATTCAATTAACTCACTTAAAGTTACAACAAGTAATGTCAAGAATGGTGCCTGATGGTGTTTATCTTGATGCAGATGGCTTAGCAGAAGTGGATCTTGGTAATGGAACTAATTACAATCCGCAAGAAGCGCTTAATATGTTTTTTCAAACAGGTTCTGTTATAGGTAGATCGTTCACTCAAGATGGCGATATGAATCCTGGTAAAGTACCAATACAAGAAATTACAACTGGGGCTGGGGGACAAAAAATGCAAAGCTTAATAACCAACTACAACTATTACATGCAAATGATAAGAGATGTTACCGGGTTAAATGAGGCAAGAGACGGCAGCACGCCAGATGCTAGAGCTTTAGTTGGGGTGCAAAAAATGGCCGCAGCAAATTCTAATACAGCAACAAGACATATATTGGATGGTAGCTTATATCTAACTTCAGATTTATGCGAAGGATTATCATTAAGGATATCAGATATACTAGAATACTCACCCACAAGAGAGGCGTTTATACATAAGATAGGTAATCAAAATGTAGCAGTGCTTGAAGAGATGAGCGATCTATACTTATATGATTTTGGTATATTTATTGAGCTTCAGCCAGACGAAGAGCAGAGAGCGGTTCTTGAAAACAACATTCAAGCTGCTGTTCAAAGTGGTCTTATAGACTTATCTGATGCAATCGATCTACGCGAAATTAAAAATATTAAGTTAGCTAACCAGTTACTTAAATTGCGCAGAACAGAAAAGCAAATGAAGGATCAGGAAATGCAACAGCAGAATATACAAGCTCAAGCTCAAGCAAATGCTCAGGCTCAGCAAGTGGCTGCTCAAGCAGAGGTACAAAAAGGTCAAGCCTTGATACAACAAAAGATTGCATTAGAACAAGCAAAGGCAGAAATAGACCATCAAAAGCTTATGAGAGAAGCTACGCTTAAGAAAGAATTGATGCAATTAGAATTTGAAATGAATATGCAGCTTAAAGGTATTGAAGTTCAAGGTCGAAAAACTGAAGCAACAGATAAAGAAGATAGAAAAGACGAAAGAACTAAGCTACAAGCTACACAACAGAGTGAATTAATAAATCAAAGACAGAATGATTTACCTCCAAAAAACTTCGAATCCAGCGGAAACGATATACTTAGCGGAGATTTTAACTTAGGTTCCTTTGGGCCTAGGTAATAATAATAATAACAATTATATAATATTTTATCATGGCAGAAGAACAAGAACAAGAAATTCCTGTAGTAGCGGAAGCTCCTCAAGAGGAACAAAAACCATTGTCGTATGATGATGGCGTCATTAGAGTTAATCTAGACGAATTAAATAAACCAGCAGAAGAAGCTGTTACGGCTCCTGACGTAGTTGTAGAAGAAGTAGCTGAAACACCTGAGGTAATAGCTGATGAAACACCTCAACAGCCAGAACCTGTTCAAGCTGAAGAATCTTTTATTGAAGAGATAACGGAAGAAGAGGTGCAGGAACAAGTAGAAGATCTTCAAGAAGATGTACACGAAGCTCTCGCTGAACAACAAAATTCAGGAATTGAATTACCAGATAATATACAGAAGGTAGTTGAATTCATGAATGATACAGGCGGGAGCTTGGAAGACTACGTAAAACTTAATACTGATTATGCTTCTTTAAATGAAGGACAACTATTAAGGGAATACTACGAGTCAACTAAACCGCATTTAGACAGGGAAGAAATTGATTTCTTAATGGAAGACAACTTTTCTTATGATGAAGAACTAGACGAAGACAGAGATGTACGTAAAAAGAAAATAGCCCATAAAGAAGAATTAGCAAAAGCTAAAAATCACTTAGAGGGATTAAAAACAAAATATTACGACGAAGTAAAAGCTGGGGTAAATTTAAACCCAGAGCAACAAAAAGCGGTTGAATTTTTCAATCGATACAGTGAAGAAAACGAAGCAGCAACTAAAGTAGCTGAAAGTCAAGTGTCTGTATTTAAGAACAAAACAGAAAAGCTTTTTACCGATGATTTCAAAGGTTTTGATTTCAATGTTGGTGAAAAGAAATTCCGTTTTAAAGTAAACAATGCAGATCAGGTTAAAGACACCCAAAGCGACATCAATAATTTGGTCAAGAAGTTCTTGAACGACAAAAATGAAATGAGTGACGCAGCAGGTTATCACAAGTCTTTATTTACAGCTATGAATGCAGACAAGATTGCAAACCATTTTTATGAGCAAGGCAAGGCCGATGCAATGAAAACAAGTGTACAGAAAGCTAAAAACATTGATATGGGTCCTCGAGGCACTCATGAGAAAGTCAGTGACAACAGCGGATTCTCTGTAAAGGCAGTCCCGTCAAAAAGCACTAACAAGTATGGCTTCAAAATTAAAAAATAATAACTAAAAACAAAAAATTATGGCCGCAGCAGGTTCATTTACTGGGAGCGCAGGAGCATTAGCTCACTTAGTCCCACGACCAACACAAAACTTATTTCAAGACAACTATTTAACACTAGCTGACTTAGACTTTACACAACAATTCTTACCTGAGGTGTATGAAAAAGAAGTAGAGCGTTACGGAAACCGTACGATCTCTGGATTCTTAAGAATGGTAGGAGCAGAAATGCCAATGGCTTCAGACGTAGTAGTTTGGTCAGAGCAAGGAAGATTACACGCAGCTTACGATCCAGTTGAGACTACAGCTACAACAGTTATAATCCCAGCAGTTGGGGGAGTTTCTCAAAATGTTATTGGACCAGGAGCTACTATCGTAGTTGCTTCAGCTAATGGTTTAGTGGTAGAAAAAGCTTATGTACAGTCTGTTGCAACAGTTGCAGGTGTAGCTACATTAACAGTAACTGGATATGCAACTCCAGCTATTACAGTGCATGCAGCCGCTAAAATCTTCGTATATGGTTCTGAATATGCAAAAGGAACGTCTAATGCAGGTACTTCTGTTGATGCAGCTTTCGAGCAGTTTAATAACAAACCAATTATCCTTAGAGACAAGTATAATGTAAGTGGATCTGATACAGCTCAAATTGGGTGGGTTGAAGTTACTACTGAAGTTGGAACATCTGGATACTTATGGTATTTAAAATCTGAGCACGAAGCACGTATTCGTTTTGAGGATCAATTAGAAATGAGTATGTTAGAAGCTGAAAAGTCAGCTGCTGGTATTACGGTTGCAGACGCTAGCTTTGGCGGTGGAACAACTCTTACTGGTTCTGATGGACTTTTTGCCGCACTTGAAAATAGAGGTCTTGTCTATACAGATCAAAATTTTGGTGGAGCGAATGGACTTGCAGACTTTGACGAGATACTACAAGAGCTTGATAAGCAAGGGGCGATTGAAGAGAATATGTTATTCTTAGATCGTGCTACTTCTTTAGGCATTGACAATATGTTAGCCGCTCAAAATTCTTACGGTGCTGGAGGTACATCTTATGGTGTATTTGACAACTCTGAAGATATGGCGCTTAACTTAGGATTTAGCGGATTCCGTAGAGGATCTTACGATTTCTATAAGACTGACTGGAAATACTTAAACGATGCCACTACTCGTGGATTAGTTGGAGATATCGAAGGTGTGGTTGTACCAGCTGGAACTTCTACAGTTTACGATCAGCAATTAGGTAAAAATATTTCACGACCATTCTTACATACTCGTTACAGAGCTTCTGAAGCTGACGATCGTAAGATGAAGTCTTGGATTACTGGATCTGTTGGTGGAAACTATACAAGCGACGAGGATGCAATGAACGTTCACTTCTTATCAGAAAGATGTTTATGTGTACAAGCAGCTAACAACTTTGTATTATTGAAGAAGGTTACGCCTTAATCAAAAGTAAATCAATGTAATTGTTACCCTCGTTGTATTAGCGGGGGTAATTATTACTTTTTAAAAATTATCTAATTATATTATATCATGGCAAAAAAAGCTACAGCACAGCAAGCAGAGGTTGCTCCTCAAGCAATTGAAAATACTTATGTAGAACCAGCAAAGGTTTCTGCACCTAAAAAAATTATACCGGAATTTGAATTTAAAGATAGAACATATTACCTAGCAACAGGTAAGTCTCCTTTAGTTTACACAATTGCGTCTAAGCATAGCAACAATAAGCCTCTATTATATTTTGACAAAGATTCAGGATATCAAAGAGAACTTCGATATGCAACAAACCAAAGATCCTGTTTTGTCGACGAACAAAAAGGAGAAGCTACATTAGGCCGTATTGTTTTCAGAGATGGAACATTAACGGTTAAAAAAGAGAATGTATCATTACAAAAATTACTTTCTATATATCACCCATTAAGTGGCGTTATATTTAAAGAGTTAGATCCAGTACAAAGTTCTGTTGACGAATTAGATTGGATTGAATACGAATTAGAAGCACTAAACGCTGCTAAAACACTTGACATCGATCACGCGGAAGCGATCCTAAGATCTGAGTATGGTGAAAAAGTAACAACATTATCTTCTAGTGAATTAAAAAGAGATCTAATGATCTTTGCTAAAAGGAATCCAGTTTTATTTATTCAATTAGCCACTGATGACTCATTACAATTGAGAAACACAGGAGCTAAAGCAGTAGAGGCTGGCATCTTACAACTCTCAGGAGATCAACGTACATTCACATATGGCGATGGAAAAAGAAAGTTAATGACAGTTCCTTTTGATGAGCATCCTTATTCGGCATTAGCGTCTTACTTTAAGACAGATGCAGGTATGGAGGTTTACAAAACAATTTTAAAGAAACTTAAATAAGTTACCCTTTGTAGTGGTTAGGCCATCTTAAAGGTGGCTTAATTACTATAAATAATAAAAAAATACATTATGGCTGTAAGCGTAGATACTGTTTATCAAAGAGTATTGGCAATACTTAATAAAGAACAAAGAGGGTATGTAACCCCTCAAGAGTTTAATTTGTTTGCTAATCAAGCACAGAAAGATTTGTTTGAACAATACTTTTACGATATAAATCAATTCGGTCGAGTTCCAGGCAATAGCACGGAATACTCAGACATGCTCACTTTGCTTAATGAAAAAATTAATATATTCGAAGCGACTGCTCAACCAACCCGTCCAGGGCTTTTCTTTGTTCCCTCAGCGGATCAGTATAGATTAGGAACAGTAATATATAAAAACACTACAACAAATTCTTTCGGTGTATCCACTACGGAGAATATAGAAGCGGAACGAATAAATGCAAATGAATTTTTGTATATAAACGCTTCTCCCTTAACCAAACCTAAAAATATTAGACCTGCATTCGTTTCAAACTCAAACGGAATCAGAGTGTACGGTAATTCTGAAATTACAGATGTAACTAAAGTTGAATTTAATTATATAAAGAAACCAGTTAAAGTAGAATGGAAGTACCAAATGGTATTTGGTGAAGCTTTATACGATTCAACTTATTCTGTGGATTTCGAATTGCACCCTTCAGAAGAAACTGAACTTGTAATTAAAATACTAGAGCTTTCTGGAATACT